TGCACCACTGGGTTACGCAACAGCCTCACAGCGCTTACGGAGGCGTTTTTATACCCTGCCGCTCTTGCCGCTCCTGTTTGCGTCATATCTCCATTGAAATACTTATCAAGAAAAGTTTGTTGTTGAGGCGTTAGCTTCTTCAGCCCTGCCTCGCGTTGTTCTTTGGTTAAATCTTCACCAGCTTGTGGCATTAAAACGCTCTCCATTTTGGTTGTATATATGGGGGACTTTCATGTCCCCATACATATATATATATATGAAAGTTGTGAAAGTTTGAAAGTACAAGTGTTTTCAATAACTTCCACAAACTTTCGCATATTTTACGTTAAATGAAAGTTGTGAAAGTAAACTGCATAACCTATTGATAAAGCCGAACATTTTACTTTCACTCGATTTACTTTCAAATGAAAGTTGGAAGTTGAAAGTAAATTATCCCCTTTTTTGCCATAGTTCCCACAACCCGAAAATGCCTAACCCGAACATAACCGAACCCATGACTCCAACAAAAATCATGGCGATAATTTCACCCGCACTAGACTGATATTTGACAAGTTCATATGACGACCAGAACAGGACAGACCCGAACAAAATACACGACCAAGACATTCCTTTATACATCATTTGCTCATCCTTTTATTGCTCATTTGTAAAACTGGGGTATTGTTCTTCAGAGATAAACAAGAAACCCGAACCATTTCCTTCGGGGTCACGGCTCACCTCAACCTTTAACAGACCATGTTTAAGGTTCTTTACCAAGAATACAGGCCATTTATCTCCATCTTCTTCTAATAATTCAAACCCGATGATTTTAGAGCCTACAAGTTGTCTATAATACTTTTCCATATTCATGCTGTAATCTCCTTAATTGCTTCGATGCCAATCATAAAACGCTCTACACCTCTTCGTTTTTCCATGAGCAGAAACTTTAGCCAGTTGCGTTTATTATTTAGCAACCAATATTCCGCATCATTCCATTCAGCGTCAGAAAGCCCTTCTTTGGCTTTCCTAATCATTACGTTAATGTCCTCATACACCGCTTTGCAAACTGGTGAGGGGGCGCGATAGCCCCCTTCCAGCAATAGTTCATCGAAATGTTTCATCATGTCACGCTCCTATTAGATTTTTTAAGATTGTCAGAAGCTAGAATATGCTCAAGATTATGTGGTGCATTTAGACCGCAACCAATATGTTCTCCTTTTTTCCAGCCGCACTCAACCTTTGAGTAACGTCCGTCACAAACCAAATGAATAGGATACTTGTGGTCAAGATGATATTTGTTGTAACCAGCTTCTTTATTCATTCTAGTTGTTTGTGCCTTCAAAAAGTTTAAATCGTATCGGTTAACCCACATAGGCGTTGCAAGCTTTATGCGCTCTTCACGCTTCTTGTGATTAAAGTAAGCTTTTTCACTCACTCGTCTCTTGTATTCCTTAACCTCAACATCGTACTGAACCCCATAACCACATCTGTCAGCAAAAGCCGCAAGAGCCTGTTTATGGTTTATCTTTACGCCTTTTGTTTCCCACATCTTGCACCATGCAAGAGAATAGTCGTAGTCGTATGGGTGAACCTTTGCGGTTACACGATACACAAAATGACTTAACTGTTTCTTATTAGTAAGAACAAACAGAATAGAACATTGTGTTGAGTAGCTAGATCCTTCAAAATCGCTATGCTGGTACGAATATTTTGCAAGCGCAAGGTAAAACATATCAGGCTCATTGCGACCAAAGACACTGGCCTTAACAAGTTCACCCACTCGTGGAATATATTTATTTACGAGTGAATTATTTTTTTTCGCAATTTTAGACCATTCTACATTGCCAGTTCTGTAATTAGCGTAATAGTAATCATCCTTAATTACATAATTTTTCGGAAGCCTTTTGAGGATACCGCAATTCCGCTCAAAACGGTTTACGATAACCTCATGGCCTCTAATGCATGGGGCTTTAGTAATGCTCATGCAATCTCCAATCCAAACACGTTGTTAGCCCTACTAGACTCATATCCAGCCCAACCAGCCGCGTCATACAGGAAGTTAGTATCCAATGCAAAATCGCGGTATCCAGTTAGGATAGAGTTAAAGTAACCAGTGCTAGGTGTTGAAATGCAGTCAGTATTCATGGTGTAGGTCATAATGCCAGCCACCTTAATCTTATCGTACAGACCCGTGCCATCAGTTCTGTATCCTTCATAATAGTCTAAGGATAATTCATCTTCTGGCTCGATTTCCCAAATACCTACGGGGATATACATATTAGGGTCTTTAGATTTCATAATGTCAGCTACGCCACGAAACACCAGTTCATGCCCGTAAATCATAGCCGAACCAACAGCCCTAGCAGTAGGGCAGCGGTAGCGCATTTGGTCTTTGTTTAAGTTAGACCCATAGGCCATATATAATTTACTCATCGTGATATTCCTTTCATATTTTTCGTTCATCACATATTGACAGTATAGTAAAGTATAGTTTAGTGTCAAGAATAATATGAAAACAATTTCAACAAAGAGGGAAAAATGTATTGGGTTGAGGCAATCGCTTGGAAAAGCATTGACGTATTAGATGAAGAGTTCGACCAATGGGAATATGGTCAGCACATTGACCAGCGTTATGCTTCTTATGCTGGCACGTTCAACAACCACATTCCTACAGGTTATGAACAGCCGAGCAAATACAAGCCAAAGAAAAAAGAAAAATGCGCTAGATATTTAAATGCGCTAATCAAAGGATACAGATGAAACGGGTTGGAAAGTAAAATAATTAAAAACTAACCACAGGCGACTTATACTTAACGATTCGCCTACTGTTTCTTAATCGTTTAAAGTCAAACCATCTTTTTTTTAATTTTTTGCGTGTGCGAAACATTGCCATGTCATCCCGTGGTCAGAAGAGCGCCAGGCCTGCGGGCTACCACAAACCGAACATTTTCTATTGATCCCTCCGCTGCGCCTTTCTGGATTAGAACCGAACAAATCATCGGAAACTCCCTGGGATCGCTTCCATTTTTTATATTCTTCTTCTTGTTGTTTTTGCTTGTAAGTCTTGTTTACCATGCTATCATATCCTTCTGTCTGAATGGTTCGGGCAGAAAAAACCGTGTGGTTACACACAAGATGTCTTTACGGAAAGCAGGCGAGCGGGCAACCCCGAACAACTCGCCTGTTTTTTTATTTCTGAGATATTTCCCCTCCTAAAGCGGCATACCCTGCGATATCTACCCATGTGTCGTCCTGTTGCATGTCATTAGATAGGCGAGCCAGCTTCAGGCCAATCATGCAGGCACAAACTTGTTCGGGTGTTATCTCCACCCCTAGGATTACTTCCCATATTTTGGCGATACGGTAGTGGTTTGATTTAGCGTCACCGTAATCTTTGGCTCGCTGCCCGTTGATAAGTTCCTCTGCCTTGTCGAGAAAGTAAGCCCGATTCATGCCATCATAGTCTTTTATATCCATTATATATTATCCCTTGCTGTTACTGCTTCATATTCACCACGGCTCATAACGCCATTTGTAGTTCCAAGCCACTTGCGACCTCCAGATGTACTAAATGAATACTTCTCGATACGGCGCTCTGCTATTAAATCCCGAACAATTCTACCTATTGATGATTCGCCCATTCCGCTTAAACAAGGTGGAGAATCTGCATCGTTTAGTCGATTAAAGATACTATCTGCGCCACCCATTTGACATAAAGCCCGACCATTGCGCTCACAATCAGCAATCCAGTTAAACATCGCATCTTTACGCATTTGAGCTTGATTGCCTTGATTTAGATTCTGAATTTGTTCGGTTCTGTCCTCCAGCAATCCTGTAAAGGTATCCCGAATAAAATGCCGTATATGCCTACTGGCTGGACCGTTGGACTTTACAACTGCACCATCAAAGCACCGATTTCGCTCATACTGTATGCCTAAGTCATTGCACCGACCCATTGAATTTTTTTCGTCTACTTGCCACAAGGCGAATGCAGAACGCACACCGTCAACCAAGGCAGATGTGCCCCGAATCATATTGCGAGCCTGCTCTGGCCTGCTGATTACAGCGTCATCCTTTACTTTGGTCATATGGTGACACACAAGTACAGAAGCCCCTGTTTCAGTTGCCACGCGAGCTAATAGCCCTGTTAAAGCCGCACCCGCCGCAGGGTCAGCGTTTACGTCCGCATGTACGAATGATGCCAATGGGTCAAACACAATGAGCTTTATATTTCCGAGCTGGATAATTTGTTCGTATATCTTCTTGAACTCATCCGTCTCGCTGTAGTCGCCCATATTCTCTCGTAGTATAGGAAACACACCGCCTACGTTTGGCAGGGGTACAACATGCAACTTGTTCGGGTAATCGAATCTGTGACCCGCCTCATCAAGACGCTCAATACGCCTGTGCATTTCCGATTCATCATCTTCTGCTGTAAAGATAACAACATCCCCGAACTCTTTTACTACACCACCAAAGGCGTTAGACATTGGTTTGCCTGCGGCTACTTTCATCGCTAAATCTAGGGTCATCATGCCTTTACCAGCATCTCCTGCAGCGGCAAAGATGATAGGAACACCTAACGGAAATGTACCGTCAACCAAGAAATGTTGAATTGGCGCAGAACCAGTAAATCGTGACACAAGCAAGCTATCATCTAATAAATTTATGCTTCTTCTTGTCGTGCCCACCGCGCTTTTAAGAAAATCTTTTACATCAAAACCTTCATTAATTGCGTCAGCCGCGTCCCATTTGGGTGGCTTGCCTTGAGGGTTTTGCAGTATTGTTACTGAGTTAGCGTCAGAGTCCAGCGCTACTTCCCGAACAATTTCAGCGAGCCTCCTGCCAGCATCATCATTGTCAGGCCAAATAACAAGGTCTTTACCCCTAAGTGGCGTAAAGTCGAACTTATCTGCGTTCTTTCTTGTTAGCGCACCTGCCCCGCCTAAAGTACATGTAGCCGTGATACCCGAATCAATTAAGGCTTGAGCGCACTTCTCACCTTCTACCCATACGATCTGCTGTTCGTTTAATATGTTCGGTATATTGTACAAGGGGCGTACATCAGGCGCTTTTGGATAAGGCGAGCCAGGAATCCACGGGCGAAATTCTTTCTTGCCGTCAATGTCGTAGCGGCGCACTGTAACCAGCACCTCCCCATCCCGACTGATATAATCCCACTGCCCGTTATGCTCAGTATTCACATCAATGCGAACCTTTTCTGGCGCCGTCCCAGGAGTTATTGGCAAATTGTTCAGGTTAAGACCACCATTGGGCATTTTCCAAGACGGCTCTCTTACAGGTGCGCGTGATTCTTCTGATATATATGACCCGAACAAATCTTTTATCTCTGGCAGCCGCATTCCGCGAGCTTCCATTAAAATCTTTACAATCCCACCGATGCCTTCACCACCGTTAAAGTCCTGACCACGCATAAAGTGCGGACTACTGGGATTAATATCAATCTTTAAACTTTCACCAGCTTCCCCTGCCAGTGAACCGATATAGAAATCATGCCCTCGAATTTTACCATTCGGATATGTCTCTCTAAGAATATCTACCTGTACGGAGCGCGGAACCTCATCACTTATCTTTTGTACTAATTCGTGCGCGGTACTAGATTTAGTATTGTCAAAACGTATAACACTCATTATATTGTATCCTGAAGTCTGATTGTTTCCTTTTTCTGATTTCGTTCTCACTTAAAGGGGTCGCTTGCGAGCGGCCTCTTTTTCTATGACCAACAAGTTTGACGAAACTCACAATATTTGCAAGCGAAATAATCTGAATTAACGGCAACACGCGGTAATATTTCGTTTGCTTTTGTTGCTTTTAATATATCTACACCCTTATCGCTAACACGTTGAGCAAGCTCCCTATCAAACGGAACAAGCTCATAATATATTTCGCTGGTATCTTTATTTAACACTGTAAACAGTGCGGGGTTTTCATTTAAATCCATATATGCTTGATACAAAGCTATCTGAGCAGCGTAAACAGGGTTTGCCTCTGCTACACCTTTACGAACAAATTCGGAGAACTTCCTGGTGTTCGCTGATTTACATTCCCATAACATTGGGTAGTCCATAGCTACTGGACCCGAACATATTACCCCATCTATATGTCCTTTTATTTGATTGTCCGCTACGGAAAACCCGAATTGCTTACCATCAGAGCCGTGCGTCTTTAACTCAAATCCCGCATCCCGAATATATTTAGCCATCAAGTCTTCTATAAAATGACCCATATCAAATATACGCAAGGTTCGAGCAGAAAACATTCTGTCTTCATCGGGCTTTACTTGCATGTATCTGTATTGAACCTGACGAGCGCAAGCGCTACCCAATGATGAACCACCAAGATATGTTCGCTTTGGTTGCGCGTCATTCTGTTCGCACAATGCTTTGTCTATTTCATAAGATATAAGCTCTATTGCATCAGAATGGAATTTCGTCATCAGGGAAGGGTTCGTTAGCATTGGTGACACTCTGTTCAAATTCAAGGGCGCCCTGTTCTGTATAGTCATCTGTCAAATCTCTCGCTTTTTGTATAATGGCTATCAAGCCCAATACTTCATGTTCCTGTAGGTCGCATAACCTTTTGTGCCAGCCTATAGTTTGAAAACAGTCACCTACATCTTTTAATGCACTATTATTTCGTCTGGTATTATTATATTGCATAAATTTTTGCCCTCCGTTCCAGGTTGTTTCTTAGGATTGGCAAATGAAACCTGAAACAATTCATCACCTCTTAAAATTAAGTTAGCCACCCCTGTTGTAAATTCTGTCATATATTCTTCTGTAATTTTTTCAATAAACCCAGCCATTTCATCAAGAACATCATCATCATCCGCGCCATCGCTTACCTTCAAAAACCCATTTATCTTTTTCATAGGCTTATTAGAAAAGAATAAAACCACGTCAATTTCAACTCTCACGACACCGCTCCAGAGAACTGGTTCCTATATGTTTTTTATATTCTGTTTTATCTATATGTCTGCTTGTTAGGTTTTCAGAAATGTTCGCATCTTGAAACGCGCCATCAGGTATCATTGCGTCCCATTCAGCTAACTTTCGATTAGACTCTTCTTTCTTTTTCCGTTGTAAAAGTTCTTCTTTAGGCATGTATTTTCTCCTAACAAAGTCATATAAATTATAATTGACAATACAGACTTTTATGATTTTTCAATCATCTCTTTAATACATAATCCTATATTCATTGCTACCTGTGGCACAATAGCATTTCCTAATCCTTTAATTCTGTCCACCCGATTGGGTACCCCATCAACCACTCTGTCCATGCAGGGTTCAGTTT